CGGATTTATCCATCACATTTTCAAAAGTTAATTCTATATCACAATAATACATATCATTTTCCCAAGTATGCGTATCGTTTTTAACTAAAAAACTACCAACAAGGTTCGTGTGTGGCTCGTGTATTCCTATTGAATAACCGCTTTGTATCAAAACATTACCAAGACAAGTGATATTTCCTGTTTTTTCAACACTTTTCAACATCTCTTTAGCATTGCTGATATTATCCCTATCCTTGTCATACTGCATTACTTTTTGAAACAATCCGTATTTTTCCTTGTCTTCTTTATTTTCTACTTTATCTACTATTTGTTGTTTTTCTTTTTCAGTTTTATAGATAACAATTTGATTCACCATTTGTTCAATATCTTCACCATATTTAGAACTTTTTATATCTTGCTCAGAATTTAGCATAACATCTGCCAAACTTCCTTGTTCCACAACTTCTATTTTTCCATCATTACTAACAATAGAATATATTTTTTTATCTTTTCTATGCTGAATCGTATAAGCATTTAAAATTATTTGATATCCACTCTTATTAACTGCTGGATAAGTGCAATCCACTTTATCTTCAGGTATATTCCCAACTTCCAATTTTAACTCTCCACAAATTTCTTTTAATATTTGTGATGGCTTTTTCTTATTAAAGTTTTTCACAAAATAATTTTTATTAAGATATATGGAGTTATCAAAACAATTAAAAGTCCTAATTTTACTATCTCCAACAACTTCAACAGAAAAAACTTTACCAATAAATAATTTATCAGCATCAACATAGAATTCCACTTTATCTCCTAAATTAGCAATTTGATTATCATCTAAATATTTTACTTCTAATGTTCGTGATGTTCCATTTATTCCACCCTTCCAAATAATTCGTTCAAATTTTTTTATATGCTCTTTATCATTAATCACAATCTTTAACATTTCCAAACTTCCTTTTTAAACTTTAATCAAGCTATCAATTTTTTCTTTTATTTTATTTTTTAATCCGCTCTTTAAATTTTCAAATCTCTCTTCCAGTTGATACTCTTTAATTGGCGAAGTCTTCCCAGTATATCGCTCATAAAGTTCATTAACATCATCAATCAATCTTGTCTGTTTCCGAGCTTCTATCAAATCAATTGTAATATCAATATCTCCTGTTCTCTCTATTATTTCATATTCCAACTGTTCAATATAACATTTAAAATAAATACTATAATTAGCACTTACCAAAGTTAAAACTTCTTTACTATCTTTATATTTCTCCAATTTTTTTATACCACTCATCGGCGAGTGTGGATTTAGTAAAAAATTAAAAAATTTAGATTTTTTAGCAGGTAAAAATGTAGAAAAATTGACTTTTTTTATGTTTTTTTCTCCTATTAATGCTACTTCTCCAACATCTAATATCTTTACAACTTCACTGTTTTGACTGCTCGTAATTTTGAAATCCGACGGTGGAATCACAAAAATAAACGGTTCTGTATCGTGCAATAACATAAATATTGATCTCATATTGAAACTCCTTTCTTAATTATTGCGATGCTTGAATTTGAGCTTGCAAATTTGACATCATAGTGTTATATGTATTTTGACTAACATTCTGTGCTATTTGTCTAGCTATACTCTCAATTTTTGCTGTGTCATTTATTGTTATATTTGACAATTGTGCTGCTATTTGTGCATTAGCCTGATGATTTATAACTTGTTCTATTGATACTGGTTGTGGTATTGGCGGTTGCATTGTGCTCAAACTAGTATTCAAAAGACTTGGCAAACTATTTAATGGACTTAATCCAGAGTTGATAGCATTAGTTATAGTGCTTGGATCAAACGATTGTAGAGGATTAGTATTTTGTTGTTTAGATAAAAGTTGTGAAATTGCACTTGTTAATTGTGCTGTTCTATCTTGCTGCGTAATTGCTGGATTTTGTTGCGGTGCTACTCCTGCTTTAACAGCATTCATCCCCAGTATAACTTTCTGTAAAGCTTCGTATGATCTTCTGTCATATTCTTTTTGCCTTGCAATTCTTGCTGATTCTTCTTTTTGTGCTTCTGCAAGTGTAGGTACTTTAACACCAGTATGTCCCATATAATGAAATTGTCCATCATTAGAATTATTATAAAAGGTATTTTTTGAGGGGTCGAAAGCATTAGTTATAGCTTGTTGCTTTGCTTTTTCTAATTTTTGGTCTTTAGGTTCTAGTAGTTTTTTTATTATATCGGGCGAATAATATCCAATAGCTCCACCGATTGCAGCACCTACTGCCGTTCCTACTGGTCCTCCAATTACTGATCCTAATTGAGCTCCCCAAACTGCACCTTTGGCTCCTATAATTCCTCGCATTCCTATTTCTGCACCTTTTGTTAATTGTTCTGCTTGTCCTTTTAACTTATCAGGTTCTAATGCTCCACTTTTTTGCCATTCTTCAACTCTTTTCATAAAGTCTTCCATCCACCTAGTCGCTATTGGGGCAAATGCTTCTCCTAATGATATTTTTAAATCATCTATTGCTGATTTAAATTGTGCTATTTTATTAGCCGTTGTATTACTCATATCACTAGCAAATTTATCTGTTGCACCACTAGAATTTCTTACAGCATTGGCAACTTTGTTATAGTTTTCTTCTGTTGTCCCCATAATGGATGCTAGTATTTTCATACCTTCTCCACCAGCAATTATTGTCAAATATCTATTTCTTTCTTCCTCAGTAAGACCTGCTGTAGCAACTTTTAAATCATCAGATAATGCTTTTAATCCTCTAAAATGTCCTTGCTGATCATAAAGTTGAATATTTAAGTCTTTTAAAGCATTTCCCACTTGTTTTGACGGATTAGCCAATCTTCTATAAATCCCTGCTAAATTACGCCCAGCTTGACCAGACTTAATTCCATTATCTGCAAGTATTCCCAATAAGATATTTACATCTTCAAAACTTTCAAAATTTCTTGAAGTTGCTGCAACATATTTATAAGATTCTCCTAACATTTGTACATTGGTATTTGCATTATTACTTGTTGCAACCATTACATCCATAAGTCTATCAGAATCTTTTAACGACATACCAAAAGCTGTCAAGTTATCTGTGACTATATCAGAAGTTTGAGCGAAATCACTTCCAGCCGCAATTGACATTTTCAAAAGTTTTGGTGTCATTTCTAGCACTTCATTTGTTTTCATACCAGCCATAGCTTGATACATTTGTGCTTCTGCTACTTCTTGAGCCGTAAATTTAGTTGATCTACCCAAATCTCTTGTTTGTTGCATAAGTTGCTTTTCTTGTTGTACTGTAGCCCCCATTATAGCCTTATTTCTTCTAACTTGGTCTTCTAAATTCGCATAAGCTTCAACAGAAGATTTTAATACACTAACTGCTGCACCTGCTCCAATACCAACTCCAACAGTCGCTAATGTTCCTTGAACTCCACTAAAAGAATTTTTTATTTTATTAGTTACACCACCAACTTTATCTTTCAATGTTCCCAATGAACTTCCAGCCTTTTGTGCTACATTAGTAAACTTATCTTTCAATTCAAGCAATGCACTCAATTTATATTCACTCATTTTCTAATCCACCTCCAATCATAAAAAACATAAACAACAACTCTGAATTACTTAATTCCCTTAGACTTTGCAAACTATGTCCACAATTTAAATAATGAGCGACTGTTTTTGCTTTCCAGTCGCCCTTGATTAGTTTTTTATTTCTTCAACCACCTCTTCAACAGTAAATTTTTCATTCCATCCAGCTTTCTTCATAAGTAATTCCGAAATATTTACTATGGTAGATTGACTTAGTACTTTTGGCACAACTTCTATTGGATTCATTTGACAATCCAATTCAGTAATCAGTTTTTCATCTTTAAATATTTTCCCTGCAGTATAGATTAATTCACTGTCTTTGTCTGTACTATTACTAGATAAAATATCCAGTATTTCCATTCTGTTCAATACTTCTAATTCTAAAACAGCTCCACTTAATTCTTCAACTTTAACCTTTATTGTGTCTTTTTTTTCTATTTTTTTGCTATTTTCTAGCAACATTTCTACTGTTATATTTTTCATCTTATCCCTACCTTTTCTTATTTTATTACATTTTCATATTTAACATCACTAGGAGTAAATCCAAAAGGTATCTCTTCTTCCACAATTTCCCCTCTTGTGAATTTTGCCAATTCAATTGAATCAAACCAAACGTTGTCAATCGACACTCTCTCTTCTTGCCCTTTCAAGCTATCTGGATCTTTAATAGATGTCACTATTCTACTTCTTACATCTTTTCCTTTTATCCAATTTTCAAGTATTCTTTTTCCACGAGTATAAACTTTAAATACCGTAATTGTTCCTTCACCTTTCAATCCTGTTATTTTACTATCAACAGAAATCCCCAGTTGTACTTCTTTTCTTTCCGCTGTAATTTTAGCCTCTACAGATTTTAACTCCGCTACTTTTTCATTATCAAGCCATAACTCCCCATAAGCTCCTGTTATTGTTCTGTTTCCTCTTATATTTTCCGACATTTTATCAACTCCTTTTCATTACATTGTCATTGTTAAGCTAAGTGAAGCCATAGTGTCTACAAATCTTACATCTCCAGTTAAATAAACCTCATCACCAGTAGGGTACTGTAAAATTTCTAAATCCGTCATACCGTCTGTTTCCAACCCATCTATAACGATTGCCCTTTTCTGTGCTTCAATATCAATTTCTACTTTATTGTCATAATCTCCATTTAATACATTTGGCGACATTTCTTTAAAATATACTTTTGTTATATTTGAACAAAAATTCATTTTATTATCATAATCACTGATATAATTTCCAATCCAATATTTTTTGAATGTGTCCCTTATATCATCCACAATAAAGCACATACCCTCAACGACTTTAATTTTTCTTGTATCTTTTTTCCAAGTACTGTCAAATGTAGTTTTGGAGTTAACACCGTAATTTACCCTAACTATATCTTCATCCATATACAAGCTAAATTTACCAATTTTAGGTTCATAATCTTCAACTTCTTTCAAATCATTCATGATGTGATTATCAGCACTACGGTTCAATGGCATACCTGCAATAAGCCCTGCAATAGCTGCTGTGTATTCCTGTGCTGTAAAATCTCCATAAATAGACTTATATGTTCCACCATTTGCAAGTTCTACAATAGCTACATGATCTGTTTTATTCGCATAGCTTGATACATATTTTATAGTTTTACCAATTGGACCAGTATTCCCAAATTGTTGTTTTACCCAATTTACAACCGTTTGGTCTTCTGTTTCTAATGCTTTTGGATAAGCTAACCAGTTGAACTTTCGCATTTCTAAATCCTTTAATACTTTGCTTGTATCTTCTCCACTTTGTATAACTCTGATTAATATCTTAAATGCTCCATAATGCATAGCTAAATTAATATATTTAATATTATCTTTATCCCATTTTTCAGTTTCAACATCGGCTATAGTTTTAAAAGTGTACCATTTTTCAGTAGCTTTTGTATCTTGTAAAATCAAACAAACAGTACCTCTTTCACTTCTTTGAATAGCTGTCGTTGCTAATGTTTTAAATGCAATGCTAATGCTTGGACTCGCATTAATTTGTCCGACTATTGCCATTTTATCACTCTCCTATTTCTTTAATTTCATTTTTAAATTTCTCATTATCTTGTAATTAAATGGAACTCCATTTTTATCAAATAACGATAATTTTTTAAACACTTCA